TGGTGTTTTTGTATTTTACATCTGTATATAAGCCTTGTATTACGTTGTTTAAATCATATGAATTACTTTCATTAATATTTCCACGGTGTCCTGCTAATTTACCAATATGGATACAGTTAATTTCATTAAAATATGCTGTTTTAAAATTGGAAGAATTGTATTTATTTGCATAATCTAACTCAAAAAAAATATTATCTGTATCAAAATTTCCCAATTCTCTCAAAACATCAACGTTGGTTATTCCTGGTCTAAAACTATAATGTGGCCAATAACCACAAGGAGAATGAGTTTCGTTTTGTATATGTAAAAGCAATCCTTCTTCCAATTTTCTTCCACATTTCCAAAACATATCTTCTATTATTTCCCCATAACCTTTATTATAAAGAATTTGTTTTACACCTATATCCTGATATTTATCTAGGTAATCTATACTTTTTGTTACATAGTTGTTTTCTTTTATAAATTGCCAATCATCTTCCAAATGAATCCAATATTTTGCAGAGGACCCTAACACTATATTACGTATCATATTCATACTACTACGATGTCCCTTATTATCGGGTGTTTTTTCAATAAACTCAATCCAGGAATACATATTTTTTAACTTTTCTAGTTCCTTTATTTCAGTTCCATCGTCTACACAAATAACTTTATGAATAAGTGACAAATCCTTCCATGTATATGTAATTGAATTAATTGTTCTTTTAAATAGTTCGGGTCTTTTACAAGATGTTATTGTTAATATAGTATCATTCCTATTTACATCCGGCGAAACTTTATATTTAATAAGCGGGGTATTTTTAATGTATGTATTATAATGGTTGATATATTTATTCAAAATAATTTTAGTTGTATCATTATTTGTTTCTACCGGAAATTTGTCTATACATTTTTGAAGAAAAGATAACGTATAATTTAAGTAACATTGAATATTGTCATCTTCTGGAATAAAAAACTGACCATTATAAATTATATTATTTATGACAGATATATCTAAATTATCAAAATTGTTATATAATAAAAATAAGGCACTGCGTCCTTTATGATAGTTGTTAAATTTATATGAAATTATAACCATTAACATATATAATTTATATGTGTGAACAGATTCATCAATAAACAATCTGTTATCATGTTGTGTATCAATTGGATTAGATATATCTAATCCATTAACAAATAAATTAGCCGTAGAATATTCTTTATTGTTATAATAATAATTTACTATCCAATATATACCTTCCCATCTATTTGAATCGTATGATAACGATTTTAAATTATATGCTATACATTCTGAAATATTATTTTGTATTTCTTCAATGTTGGCAATCATAATACATGAATAAAATTTTTCTTGAAGCCAACAATTTAATTCAATGGTTTTTTTATACCAATATATTGCCTTTTCATACAGTTTAGAATCTTTATAACTTTGGGCACAATAAAACGCATAACGATTCTTCAACCATTCTTCACTTTCATCATAATACGCTTTTTCTAATATGATAGAATCATTGGTATACTTATCTGGATTATGGTTTCTACTACCTTTTCGACCAGATATAAAATAATACTCTCCTTTTATTAATTCATCGATATAACTATTTTCTTGTGAAATAATAATTTCATGTAATACGCCAAAATATTTCCACCTTTTCCTATTATTAATGATACATACACGATTATAATTATACCCTCCTCCAAATTTTACATTATAACCATCTTTTTTTAAATCTGGAATTTTAAAGTTTCCATGTATTTCATCATCAGCATCAAATAAGAAAACATAATCTGTTTTATTGAAAGCTAATTCTAACGCTTTATTTCTATTATATGAAAAATCCTTCCATTCATGATTATAAATTTCACCTGGTATATTCAAATCATCAAAAAAAGTTTTAATAATTTCAATTGTATTATCTGATGAACCAGTATCACATATAACCCAGTAATCTAATTTAACATATTTTATTATGTTAGTCAATGTTTTTTTAATTATATGAGATTCATTTTTAACAATCATATTAAGACATATAGAAGACATTGTATTATATTTCATTTTATTTCATTATATTCTTTTAATTAATATTATCAAATATATATATATGTCTTTCACACGATTTTATGACGATAATTGTAGAATTGAAAAACAATTACAAGAAATAACAGGAAGTGGTCGTTATATGTTAAACACCCCTGGACCAGGAAATAAACCTTGTTTTATGGAAGATCCATATTTACGCTTACAGCAATGGGGTGCCAACTTAAAAACAAATTCTATTAATTTAGAAAGTGATTTACGTGGCTTAACACGGTCAGCAAATAAAGACTGTTTAAATGGAAATAACTATAAAACCAAGGCCGTTAGGAGTTCAAATATATCGTACCCAGTGTGTGACCCTATTACAGAACAACCGCGTGTAACTCATCCTGCTTGGGAGGTGAGAGATTTAGAACAAGTAAATTGGTCAATACTTCCTCATGATCCACAGGAAAACACATGTATTCCTTTTCAAAATAATTTGAATACACGAATATTAGAAAAAAATAATTATGTTGCAAAGTATCCCACTTTAAAAGATAAAACAGTATTAAAAGAAGGTATTTGTGTAGGAGGAAATCCATTGATATCATATGTTCAGCAAGAAAAAATATAGATTTAGTAAATTAATATTGTAAATTACATTTATATAAATATTATATCATATTGTATATATATAAATGGCAGTAGCAATACCAATAATAGCATTAGGAACTTTATATGTCATATCTAATTATAAAAAGGAAGAAAGAGAAGGTTTTGAAAATGATGAAAATGATAATGATGTTAGTATATTTCCTAACAATAACACCAAACAACATTTCGAAAAGGCTACAAATTATACAAATTTAAATGTTAGTAAATTTCCAAATGTATCAACTACTGTTGAGAACAGTAATGTAAATAAGTATTCTAATCCAAATCAAGTAACAGATAAGTATTTTAAACAAAACGATGCGAGTGTTTATGAGAGTGTTGTTAATACTAATCCACCCGGAAGTGTAGGTAGTGGTGCTCAACAACAATTATCATTAACAGGAGCACCCATTAATACAAATGAATTTAAACATAATAATATGACGCCTTATTTTGGTGGAAGAGTAAAGGGTGCTACAATTGACGGAAATCAAGCTGAAAGCACATTAGATAATATGCAGGGTGGTGGTTCTCAACACAACAGAAAGGTTGAACAAGCACCCCTTTTTAAACCAAGCTCTTCGATACAATTTGCAAATGGTACTCCGAATACAAGTGATTTCATTCAATCACGTATGAATCCAAGTTTACGTCAATCTAATGTCAAACCTTTTGCTTCCGAACAAGTTGCTCCTGGTTTAGGTAAAGGTTTTAATGGAGAAGGTGGTGTTGGTTTTAATTCTGGTATGGAAGCGCGCGATAAATGGTTACCAAAAAATGTAGATGAACTACGCGTGGGTAATAACCCGAAGGTGACATTTGATTTGAATGGTCATCAAGGTCCAGCTAATTCACATATTAAAGAATCTGGTAATGTTAGAACTCAGGGTAAAGTCGAACAGTATAACCCAGACACATATTATACATTAGGCAAAGACAGATGGTTCACAACAACAGGTATTGAGAAGGCACCTACGGCACGCGGTACTGAAATTGTTCCTGATACTAATAGATTAAATACATCAACTGAATATTACGGAACACAAGGTTCACAAGGAGGGGCTGGCGGTAGTTACACTAAGGGTGTTTACAAAGAACCTAATCGCGTTATTCTTAGACCAAACGATGTTACTAATATATCAGCCTCTGGACAAAATAATGGTTCTAAAAATGATTTCGGTGTAAAAGGTTACAAACCATTACCTAATAATCGTTCCACAACAACTCACCAAGAGAACGTCGGCGGTGTTAAAGGAATAATGGGAGCAGTCGTTGCTCCACTATTAGATATAATGCGTCCGTCTCGCAAGGAAAATGTAATCGGTAGTTTAAGACCTACGGGTAATGCTGGTGCGTCAGTTTCCAAAAACCCTGTTTGGAATCCGGCTGACAGAACGAGAACTACAAACCGCGAAATGACCGAAGGTGCTACGGATGGTAAATATTTAAATATAGGTAGACAGGGTGCAGATGGCTACACGGTATCTGATCATCAATCAGTTAATGTTCAAAGAGATACAACGAATAAAGAATACATAGGAAATGTAGGTCCTAGTTCATACAATGGTGAAACAAGTTATGAATCAGCATATAATCAAAGAAACAATGTCAATAAAACTTATGAAAATAGGGCTAATCAGGGAGGAACACAAATATTTAATCAAAATGAAAATATTAGCATTCATAGAAAAGATGCGGATAGAAATAATAATCGTATGTGGGCACCAGGATTAGGAAAAAATACAATACCATCGAAAGAAACATATGGTAAGTTAAACACACAGTCTTACAACAACCCGAAAATGGAACAACAGCGCATTGAACCTGATTTATTAAATGCCTTTAAAGATAACCCATACACTCAAAGTTTAAGTAGTTGGGCCTAAATATTTATTAAATATTTATTAAATATTTATTAAATACTTATTAAATATATACTTTTGTTTAAAAATATATGACATACGTAATTCATAAAAATATAAATGAAAGACTCGATAGTTTTTTGAAAGATGGAAAAATACCAAATTTAATATTTCACGGTCCATCTGGTTCAGGGAAAAAAACAATTGTTAAAAAATTTATTAATAATATTTACAATAACGATAAAACATGTATAAAAGAAAATATCATGCATGTTAATTGTGCACATGGAAAAGGGATTAAATTTGTCAGAGAAGAATTAAAGTTATTTGCAAAAACACATATAAACTTCCAAAACAATATAAATTTTAAATCAGTTATTTTATTAAATGCAGATAAGTTGACTATGGATGCACAATCTGCATTAAGAAGGTGTATAGAATTATTCAGTCGCTCAACCCGTTTCTTCATCATAGTAGAAGATAAATATAAGGTATTAAAACCAATTTTATCTCGATTTTGTGAAATATATGTGGCTCTACCAATTATAAATAATAAAAAGGTTAATCTACATATTAAAAATAAACAATACAAAAATACATATGAAAACACACGTGAACAATGGTTAACTAAATATATGAAAACTGTAAAAATCGAGAATTATGCGGACATTATAGATACTGCTATTTTATTATATCAAAAGGCATATAGTGGATTAGACATAATAAATTACTATGATAATAAATATGATTCACATGATAATGTTAAAAAATATCAGTATCTATTGGCATTTAATAGAGTTAAACTAGAAATAAAAGATGAACCACTTTTAATTATGTTCATATTGAATTTTATTTTTTTACGTTCTGACTATAATTTAGAAAATATAACATTTATGTAAATGGATGACTATTCATTGACCAGTTTATCCGAATCTAAGAACGAATGGTGTTCGCGATTAGTAGATACTTTAACACCTGCAATTGTAGAAGGATTAAAATCGATTTATACAGAATCACTAAAATTATGTATTGAAAGTGATGAAGAGGAAAAATATTTAATGACATTCCAAACATTTCTTAGTAGAATCCCTCAATGGAATGAGAATATTATTCAGACGGAACGTGAACGTATTGAAAAAAGTTCCAATTGTTCTTATTTAGAAGAATTAATAACATGTGTTCATATCATACAACTAAAGGCTTTAACTTGTGTGCGTGTGGGACAGAAACAAAAAAAAATAAATATTGATATACCATCAAAAGATATATTCATACATAAAATTTACATAAATTCTGCACGTAAAATATATACAAATATTTATTTATTTGAAAAAGATATTGAACCACTTCAAATTCAAAAAAACAGTCGCGAGTTAGAATTAATAATTAAAGAATGTATTTTAACCAGTATTAGAGATACTATGCCCATTGATAAAATATTAATGGCATATATCGAAGAAACGAATGAAGATGAGGTTATTATTGAAGAAAAAATAATAAATCAAGAGGTAATCATAGAAGATAACGAAGAAGATAAAGAAGAAGATAAAAAGGAAACGAATATAAATAAGAATCGCGAAGAAAATAAGGTTATTAAATCGGAAGAAACCGTTAAAATGGAAGAAATCCCAAAAACTCCATTGCCGAACTCCGATACACCACAAAACATTGCACAAGAAACAAAAATAACAGAATTGTCTAACATACAACCCGTAACTACAACACAATTACCCGCTACACAGGTAACAGAAACGAAACCTCCTACACCTATAGTTCCACTAGCTCCACTCGAAACGACTAATATGAACAATGAAATTTATGATACAAACGATGATACAGATAACGATAACATTAAATTTTCTAATACTGATACAACCGTAGACAGTGATGGTAAAGAATCATTAATATCTGCTCCCAAAGATATAAAACATTTAGAGGATTTACAGAGAAGAAGAGAGGAAGAAGAAGATGACGACGAAGATGATAAATTACAAATCGGTGACAATATTTCTCTTGAAATCAGCGATATTAATGATTTAAACAAGCAACTTAAATTAGAATCGGCGCCAGTCCTAGGGGATATAGAAATTTTGGAACCTTTATAATTCGTTCAATTAACAAATGAAATATAATTATTTAAATAAATGGAAAATATATTTATGTTTTCATCTGTTATATCTATAATATATCTCGTTTTTAAATATTTAGAAATGAAATTAATAACAAAAGACATAAAACCAATTAAATTAATTATTCGCGATGCTTTAATTGTATTTATTAGTAGTATTAGTGGTTTTTTCGTTTTATCCCAGTTTGAAAATAATGTCAACTTAAAAAGTCAACCAGGTGCATTTGTAGGTGAGGCTAATTTTTAAATATTATTTAATTAATATTATTTAAAAATTTATTATTCAGGCTCTAATATTCAGGCTCTAATATTCAGGCTCTAATATTCAGACTCTAATATTCAGACTCTAATATTCAGGCTCTAATATTCAGGCTCTAATATTCAGACTCTAATTTATCAATATCAATAATTTTATTTTTATATTTTTTAATACTTTTATTGGAAACGATATATTTTGAAAAATGTTTATTTTCAAGAACAACACAAGGTTTATGATTATGAACTGTTCTTGCAATCATTTTATATAATTTAAAGTCTGGATATCTTTCTTCACCCGTATTTTTATACAATACATTTCTCCCTTTGTCATCGTAACACCATTTAATTATAATATTTATTATATCAGATTTAATATTTTTAACATCATCAATAGAGTCAACATAACTATCAAAAAGCGAACATCCTAATCTACATAAATCAAAACTATAGTTAGGCTCTATTATATTCTTTTCACTATTATAGTATGGTTCAAAATTATACTGAGTTGCTGCATCTCCTTTTGGATGATAACTATCACTACATATTAAATATTCACGAAAACTATAAATAGCACGACCGAAATCTATTAGTTTAAATATTTTACCATATGTTTCTATTTTGTAATTCTTATTTTTATATTTATATATTAAATATTTTTTATCCGTCTCTACATACATTATATTGTTTGTATGTAAATCGTTATGTGTAAATTTGAAAACCTTTTGGTAAGTAATGAGCATCATTAATATTTGGACCACAATACAACTTAATTCATTATCTGATATATTATTTTCATTAATAATACTATCTAATGTATTGTTACATCTTTCCAAAGCAATTATTTGAACAGGAAATTCATTAATATTAATATTCATAACTTCATCTGATAATAAAGAACTATTTTCTGATGATTCAGAATCACTAATCTCTGGATTATTGTTATCATTATCAGAATATGACGATGTAGATGAACAAGTATTAACTGAATCTTCACTACTAGTCCTTTCAATATTTCCTTCGTAACACAATTCTACGTCGCTAAAATCATTTGTTACAATGTTATTATTTGAAATATCACGAACCATAAATAGATTATTTATTTCATCTAATTCATGATAATTATTCAATGAGGTATCATTTACATCATCTAATATATTTATTTTTTGCTTATAATTTCTCGTATCTCTATTCAGTAAATGTAAATCAATATTTTCATCTAATTTAAATAAAATATTATGATTTTTATGAAAAAAATCAGAATCATGTAAATATTCTATTTCATCATTCATGTCGTAAATAAAATTATTTTTAATACCTAAAAACGAACCATAATAATTAATTCCATGTATAAAATTATAATTATTTAATAAACGACTACTTAAATATGAAAAAAAACCGTCAACATAAGCTGAATTGTTAGGGTCACGTATTTTTGCATAACCTGTTTTTTTATCATATGTTGGTAATTCCAATATATTGTCACAAATATCATATTTTCCAGTTAGGTACTTCACTGGATCTAATAAAGGGCTGTATTTAAAAAATAAATCTTTTACAATATCGTTGTCTGAATTATCAATAATGGTAGCAGTATATTTATTTTCATTTATCTTGTTGTCTATTGATTTAATACTATTATTGTTTAAATTAATAGAATTATAATTGGTATCGTTTAGTGAAAAAAACTTATCATAAATAGGAATATAATTTTGCAATTTAGAAACATTAGTTAAATCGCTATTTTCTAAATTCCTAAATAAATTATTATTGTCGTTTTTTTTATATGTGAATTCCATTATTTGAATACAATATTAAAATACAGTATATTTAAACTTATTATATAGGTTAAATTAATAATTATATTTTCTATTTACCCTTTAAATGACACTTGAATTAAAAAAGTTTGATATGTCACAAATTAGTTTCAGACCAGATGAAAATAAAGGACCCGTTGTGGTTTTAATTGGTCGTCGTGATACAGGTAAATCATATTTAGTTAGAGACTTATTATATTATCACCAAGACATTCCTATTGGAACTGTTATATCGGGAACTGAAGCCGGTAATGGATTTTATGGAGGTCATGTACCAAAATTATTTATTCACGACGAATATAATACTGCAATTATTGAGAATATATTAAAACGTCAGAAAACAGTATTAAAACAGGTTAAAAAAGAATTACTATCGTACAATAAATCTACTATCGACCCACGTGCATTTGTTATTTTAGATGATTGTTTATTCGATAACAGCTGGACAAAAGACAAAATGATGCGTCTTCTTTTTATGAATGGTCGCCATTGGAAAATTATGCTTGTAATTACTATGCAATATCCATTGGGTATACCACCCAATTTGCGAACAAATATAGATTATGTATTTATATTGCGCGAACCATATATCTCAAATAGAAAAAGAATATGGGAAAATTATGCTGGTATGTTTCCTACTTTTGAAAGTTTCTCGCAAGTAATGGATCAATGTACAGAAAATTTCGAATGTTTAGTAATAGATAATAATTCCAAATCAAATAAATTACACGACCAAATATTCTGGTATAAAGCAGAACCACGTGGTGAATTTAAACTTGGTTCAAAAGAATTTTGGGAAATATCAAAGGATCTAGATTCTGATGAGGAAGAGGATGTATATAATCCAAACACGCCAAAGAAAGGAATGACGCGCATTAATGTCCGGAAGAACAAATGGTAAATTTTAATTTAGGTTCAACGCATTTATTTTCTTTAATAAAACATTCTTTATCTAGGCTGAAATTAAAACTACAATCATGACTTTCAGGCATGCGATGTAAAAGACAATAAGTATTATTACAACGACATTTCCCCATTACTTGTTCTGTTAATTTAATTTTTTTATTACAATCCTTATCTGCGCAGGTAAGTTTGTTCGATATTTTTTTAACCATATTAACTTAAATATATATGATATATAATATATTTAAGTTTCAATTTTATAATGAATCTATTTCACAATTAATCTATTTCATAATTAACTCATCATTGTCGTCCTTTTTATCTGGTGTGTCGTCCTTTTTATCTGTTGTGTCGTCCTTTTTATTAATTGTTAATTCGCTTAATCCATGATCGGTATTTTTATCAGTAACGATATTGTCGCCTTCAAATAATTCACTACGAACGTCAGCAATAGTTACATTTTCTGTGGTTGTTTCTAAGCCATTACTATTAATAGACATTAATTCTCCTTGTTCGTTGATATTTTGTGTTAATACATTACCGCTTGCTAAAGCCTTTTCCTTATTATCTTCAATTGCTTGCTTCTTACTGTCTTTAACTCGCGTATCGAACGCATTTTTAGCATTTTTCTCATTCTTCTGTTTTTCATTCATTAATTGATTCAATTCATCTTCTAAATATTCAACTCGACCAGTTTTATATGCTTCAGGGTGGAAGGGAATCCACATTCCTACTGGACCAACATATACATCATGATTTGGGTCTATTTCTCTTAACATTTTACACCTCAGCTCTGCCTCTTGTTGTGAAGGAAAACAACCTCTAATTTTTAAACCACGTACATTTGTTTTAAAGCTATTTTTTTCATTAAAACTTTTATCTAATTCTGATTCATTGTTATCAATGTATGTCTTGTATTCGTCATCTAATGTGGTATTAAATAATTTGCCTTTCTGGTCTTTAACAAAATCCTCCATATCTTTTGTTAATTCATCAAATTCTATCGTATCGTATTTAAAAGCTAAGAAGCTTAAAAATTGAGTATATTTCTCAAGTGATTTTGACATTTCCCACTGTTTTAAAAATTCATTAAAGAAAAATAAATTTTTGTCCTTTAATATTTTTTCAGGTGATAAAAATGACACACATGCAAATTTTTGACCAGCAATAGGTTTATCCTCGTCCAATAAATCTACGTATTTGGCATTTTCAGTACCGTCTAAATTTAATTTAGCAACTACTCCTTCCGGTGATTCCATATTATTATTATAATTTTATACTTTTAAGTTTAATAAGAATAATATATATTTTTTTCTAATTATTATTTATAATATGGATTTGCTACACGGATTTAATTTAGGTGAATTGGTAAAAAGAGCTATCAAATATTTAGTTGAAGGTATTATGGTTGCTATTGCGGCGTTCTTAGTTCCTGACAAAAAACGCACACTTAACCTCGATGAAGTTGCATTAATTGCATTATGTGCTGCTGCGACATTCAGCATTCTTGACACATATGTACCGGCTATTGGTGTAAGTGCTAGATCGGGTGCCGGATTCGGTATTGGTGCCAACCTCGTTGGTTTCCCTCGTTAAGTAATATAATATTTACATTTATTTAGTAGTAATTATTATATATTTGATAGTATATATTATATAGTGGGTATAAATTCCCAGTCTAATTCATTGCAAATTTGTTTCCATATATCATCTTGTTCAATGCGTTTTTCACGGTCTTTTAGCATAGGAAAATAGCTTAAAAATTGTATTTGGTCTAACAATTCGCATAATTTATAAATTGTATAATAATAATTTAAAAAATTTACCCTATCGTCCGGACAATATTTAGCATATGGTGCTTGAATATCCATAAAAAGATTACACAATGTTTCCTCTAATTCAGGAGTCATTATTGGTGGTTTTATACCTAATTTGTCTTTAATAAATGGAATATGTTCATAATATTTATTGTAACCTAGTTTTTTCAATATATCTTTAGCCTTTTTATTTGTAATTTGTATTAATGTTATTCTCTCTTTTTTAATTTGTAATTTAATATTTTCAAGGACCTCTTCGGGTATTTGGGTTGTTTCTTTTGCTTGAAATTGCGCCAATATCTCTCTGAAATGATTAATTCTTTTATAAGCATAAAAACAAAGTTCTTTAGGAGGTTCTTTGTATGATGACTTTTCATTGTCAACTAAATATCTAACATGTATATGACAATTATTACATAATAATATACCTTCGTGGTCAACTGGTATTAGTTCGCCTTTATTACATTGATTACATTTGTTTGATATATGTATATAATTATCTACATTTATAAAAGAGTCATCTATATTTATCAAATATTTGTTTACATAATTATTATTTTTTGTTTCCTTTTTAGAATTATCGTCCTTATTAATATTAAAAAAATTATCTACACAAGTTAGTTTATTATTACCTTCTGATAAATTTTTCTTATCTTCAAAATAATCAAAAATTATATTAGAATTTGTTAAATAATAATCCTTTTCTTTTTGTTTGGTATTTTTAATTTCTTTATTTATTTGTTTGATTTCTTCCTTTAAGTCTAATATTTCCTCAACCGACAAAGATTCTTCCTTTACTCCTATGTTGAATTTTTTTTTTAATATGTCTCTTTTTTTAATTAACAAAGGAATCTTATTATTATTATTATTATTAAATTCATTTATAAAGTCATTATGTTTATTATCTAATGTAGTTGTTTTAGCAGTATTAATAAGAAATTTCTTTGTATTCTTATATTTAAATGTCACCATGTGTAATATATTAATATTAATTAAATTATTTAAATAATATTAACATCATAATCATTATTTTCGTGTATATTAATTTATGTTTTTCTATGTATGTTTTATGGAATCCCAAGATATATTAATTAATACGAATAATGAGCTTGAAATAGATACTATTAAACTACAAAAAATGGCATTTATTTATAACGCCGTTGAATCTGGTTGGAAAATAAGTAAGCAAAACGATTCGTATATTTTTTCTAAAAAACACGAAGGAAGGAAAGAAATTTTTTTAGATAATTATTTAAAAAAGTTTTTAGAATCTAATTTTGATATAAATAAATTAAAATAAATTAAATGATTTTTAAAAAATTATTTTCTTTAGCATATATATAAAATGGGAGGTGGATTAATGCAACTCGTCGCTTACGGTGCCCAAGATGTTTATCTTACCGGCAACCCGCAAATTACTTTCTGGAAGGTGACCTACCGTCGCCACACCAACTTCGCCATGGAGTCTATTGAGCAGACTTTCAATGGCCAGGCCGATTTCGGTCGCCGTGTAACCTGCACCATCAGCCGCAACGGTGATCTTGCCTACCGCACCTACCTTCAGGTCACTCTCCCGCAGATTGACCAGAACCTCAACGATGCTAGCGAAGAGGTATACGCTCGCTGGTTAGATTTCCCTGGAGAGCAGCTTATCCAGTCCGTTGAGGTTGAGATTGGTGGCCAGCGCATTGACCGCCAGTACGGCGACTGGATGCACATCTGGAACCAGCTCACCCTCTCCAAGGAGCAGGAGCGTGGTTACTACAAGATGGTTGGCAATACCACCCAGCTTACCTACCTCACCGACCCTGGCTTCGCCGACGTTGACGGCCCGTGCGACTCGAATGCCCCCAAGCAGGTCTGCGCCCCACGCAACGCCCTCCCGGAGACCACTCTCTACGTGCCGCTCCAGTTCTGGTACTGCCGCAACCCGGGCCTCGC